GGCGAGCGGGTGACTATCGAGATCGACCTGATAGATGCGCCTCGAATTAACGAACTGCTTAAATGTCTTCATTGTTGCGTCCTCTAATTGAATTTACGGCGGTGGGCGGCAAGCCATTCCTGGCGCTCGGATTCCGAGAGGTCCCGCGCGTGCTTTGGCGTCTCGACCGGCGGCGGTTTCGGTGCGGCGTCTAGCTTTCGGCATGCCTGCAGGAACGCCTGTTTCTCCGCCTCGCTCATGTCGGCAGCGCGTCTTGATGTGTCGATCGGTTCGGTCATTGTTGTCCCTTATCTGGCCATCGAGAATTCGATTTTTGGCGGCGGCATCATTCGCTCACACCACCAAACAGCGGTTGCGACCGAGCGACAGAGGTTGTGAGATTCCCAGCTATCGTCGCCGCCGGCGTCAAAGCTGCCTAGTTCTGCTATCAACGCTGTGGCCTCTGGCAAATCGGGTGCGACCCTGAACCGGTCGCCTTGCAACAGCACCGACAACGTGCCGATCAAGTCTTTTTCGGGAACGCGAAATTCGCCCTGCGCGACCCGCTGCTCGGCATCACCTTTTGTTGCCGTGATGGCGACCACCGCCATGACCGCCTTCGCCATAAGAACGGCCACCGGTTTCCCGACGTGGGTCACGTTGACTACCACCGCGGGCTTCATCTGTGCTTCAGGTAGCGAAGCCAGCAGAGTTGAAACGATATCGATGATTTGCGGATATCCGGACGGCAGTCGTTGCAGGCACCGCAGGCGGTGAATTTTCTTTTTCGTGTTGATGATCGCCGGCGCTTCGAAACCTTTATGTCGAAACTCTTCAGTTGTGACGGTGAGACGTTCCAAAACGCATAACGCCGCGAAATCTGGCGCGAGGTCGACGCCGATGCAAAACGCTTCAAACGGCGCCGCAAGGCGCGGCTTAGGAACGCTGCGCTGAATTTGCCGGGCAAGATCGAGAAGGCTCATCGCGGCGCCCCAAATATCGCTGCGGTCTGCGCCTCATCAAACAGCGGCTTGAGGCTTGGATCGATCGCCCGCTGGATAATGTCGTGGCTAAACATCCGATTGGATTTTGAGGTAACCAGTCGGCCGAACGCGCCAGAAGATGCGTCAACTTGGTCTTTGAATTTTCCCGTGGGAAACGTGCAAAGCTCGTCCAAATAGCTTTCGTTCCACCCGGCCCGGACGATACTGACGTTGCCAGCTTGGCATTGCGCGGCAAACGGCATCGCTCTAGTTTCTTTGTCGCCGGTCTCAGGTTCGGCGACGACGACAAAGCCAGCCAGCATCGCCACCATGTCCTGGGCCTGAACCTTGCCGGCCTGTCCGGGATCCTGCGGCAAACTGATTTCCACGCCGAGACCATCGGCCTGGGCTGTAGCCGCAATGATCTGGCGAACTACCGCGCCTTCTTCCTGAATTTTGATCACGTTGCCGACATAAAACCTGCCGTCCGGGGCCCGGCCGATCTTCACGCCTGCGGTGCAAGCGCTTGTGCTCTTTTTGCTGGCGGCCAGGTCCCAATGGCGAACCCATCGGCAATTCGGCGGCGGCGCATCAACTAGCTTGTCGGCGAGCCACGCCCGCTTAAACATGTTCCCCTCTCGGGGCGCCGGGCGCTGCTGGTATTGGCTGGCGAAAGCGTAGGCCGTCATGTCTCGCTTGAGCGCGTCGACCACCTCCCGCGGAAAACGAACCGGATCGAGCAAATCGCCGTCATTGGTTCTCGGATCAACGAAGCCAATCGATGTTGAGCAGCGCCGCTCGGCTTCGAACTCGATGGGCAGGCAAAGGTGTTCGTATCCCATGCCGAGTTCGAGCACGACGCCGGCAACGTCCTGCGCGTGTAGCCTCTGCATGATGATCACGATTGCCGACCTGGCCTGGTCGTTGAGGCGATTGACAGCGCCTTCGCGGAATTTGCGGGCGGTGTTCGCGCGATCGATATCGCTTTCAGCAGTTTCGACCGAGTGCGGGTCGTCGATAATAAGACGATCGCCGCGCTGACTGGTCAGCGAACCAAACGGCACACCCTCCCGGAATCCGGTCGAGGTGTTCGCAAATGACGTCTCGCCCGCCCGCGATAACTGCACTTCAGGCCAAAGCGACTGATACCACGGTGACAAGATCAAATCGCGCGCTTTGCGTGTGTCTCTCGTGACCGGTAGGTCATTGAAGGAGGTCGCAATGGTGCGCAGCGAGCGAAATCCTTTCGGCCCCCATTCCCAGCATGGCCAGCACACCGAGACCAGGAGCGATTTCATTGAACCAGGCGGCACGGTGACCAGCAGTCTGGTAATTCTGCCGGCCGAAATCGCCTCGAGGTGCTGGCAAACGGCGGAAATATGCCAACTGTGGACATAGGTCGCATTCGGCTCGAGCACGTGCCACGCTTCGCGGACGAATCCTTCCAGCGTTTGACAAGCCAACTTGCCCGCAAGCTGTTCGGCGAGGCTACGTGACATGATGATGCTCAATCGTTTTCATGTCCGGGATAGTGGCAGCCGCCGGTGCGCGCTCGGCGTCGAAGGAACGAAGGCGCATGACCACAGCCTGGCGCGCTCGCTCAAACTCAGCCGGCTCCAAGGCCTCAAGAATCACCGCCTGGAAAGCGGCGACCTGCGGGTGATTAAGGATGTTGACGTTGCCGTTGATGGTGACCGATCTCGCCAGCTCGGACATCTCGCCGCTGATCGAGCCGATCAGTTTCAACGTCTCGTTCAGTCGACCCGCCAACGCGCTGGTCGCGTGGTGCGCGTGGGCTTGCGAGGCTAACTGGAATTCTTGCATGAGGACCGAGCGAACCAGGCTCAGATATTGCAAAACCGAGATGCCCTCGGATGCCGCCAGTTGCGCTAATTCTGCGAGGGGAGCGTCGGCCAAATACTGGCTGCGCTGGTCGGCAGTCACATGATTGGCCATGTGACGATGTAGGCTATCCCTGCTGCACGAGAACTTGCTCGCGATCGCGTCCAACGACGCGCCAGCGACCCTGGTCGCCTCAATGCGCGTGCGGTCAGGATGCTTGCAAATCGAGCAAACAGGACCGCGGCGGAGACTGGTGCGCTTTTGAGGGGTTCGCTTGGTCGAGGTCATCGGCATCCGGGCTGGCGATTGAACTGCCCGCCATAGCCGTCAAGACCCGATGCGATTGGAACCAAGGATATGCAAAAACCTATAGTGTTTCAAGCATAAACGATGCCAACCCATTGTTGGATAGATGAGACCCATTGCCGCAGCATTAAGGCAATGAATTGATTGGATAAACTGCCATTGGCCCAAAGCGGGAAGGCTACGACCGCCGCGACAAGCCTCAGCGGGGGGCGCAATATGCGTTGTGATCTCGCCGAAAGGGCCTTTGGCACGGTGGTGCGGCTGGCTCGGAGTGCGGCGATTCGCCGGATTGACTTTCCGATTACCCTATCGGCAGTCCCGATTGGAAGGCCGCCAGGATGGCCAGAAAGGCCACCTACGTTCGTTTGGATGCGAGAGGCTACCCACACACACACCCCCAGCGGGGGATGCGTTTGGCGCGCTGTAGCCCCTTGTTTCGCAGGGCCTGAAGGCGCCACGCGGCCGACCGAGCAACGCCAACTACCCAAGCCGATCATCAGAGCGTAGACTCACCTGATGAAAGGGCGGGGGAAGAACATGAGGGTTGCTTATGCAGCGTTGCTGTGGGTTCTGGTGGTGCCAGTTCAGGCCCAACAGTCGAATTCGATTACGTTAGCGTGCAACGGTACAAGCAAGCTGGCGATGGCGGCCGCAGACGTGAAGCCAGACCCAATTACGAACATGGGCATCATCGTCAATGTGGCCGATCGCAGTGTCACATTCATGGATTTCGTCACGCCTCTCACGGGAATCAGCGCCACGCTCGTCAGCTTCAATGGCCGGCAAACGCCGGTGGCCCTTGGCGTGAAGGGAAAGCCATTCACCATTGACGGGTCAATCGATCGAGTGACTGGCCACGCCGAGGTTGCCTGGTGGTACGAGGACGTCGGAAACAACACCTATTGGGAGCTTACGTGCCGTCCGGCGACTCGCCTTTTCTAAGCCGGAGCGCGAACCGTAGCGATCCCGATCGGGATCATTCGACGTTGAAAACAAACGACAATTCTGAATCTGAGCACTGTTCGCAAGTCACCACGCGGTCCTAGGCATGCCCCTTTTTCACGCCGCGGCGGCGGCGTCGCCTTCGAAAGGGCTGCGAAAGCCCGGAGCGAGGCGCAAGATCATGATGTCGACCGCGTAGCTCTTCGCGATCTCGGCCAACGTCTCGCCCCGCAGCGGGAAATCGGTGATATCGTAGGGGTATGGAGGCCGCCCCGAGTGAGGCGGTCTCTCTGGGAGGAAGGC